TTATACGTACTTTGAGAACTACACAAAAGAACAAATCGCTAGTGTAAAAGAGTTGCTTTTGCTATGGCGTGACAAATACGCTATTGATTTAACGTACAACGAAGACATTTGGCAAGTCACAAAGCGCGCATTGAGTGGCAAGAATGGAGTGTTCACTCACAACTCAGTACGCAAAGACAAGATAGATGTCTACCCACATCCACTATTGATAGAAATGTTGAATGACTTTTGATGAATTTTTGAACGGCTTAGGCGAACGAGCAGACTCTTTCGTCACAAAAGGAGACAGCGAGTTGAATCAAATCATCGCGAACTTTTGGAATGGTGTCACAAAGCAACTCGAAGAGCAACTTGACAAACCTAAGCGTCGAGGCAAATTCACATACGATTCAAACGCAAGTGGTCGATTGCGTCAATCTATCAAACCACTAGAGACAACGAGAACACCTACGTCGTTGACAATGCGTCTAGGAATGGAAGACTACGCTGAGTATGTCGATGGAGGTCGTCGTCGTGGTAAACGCCCACCTGTACAAGCGATAGAACAATGGCTCATCGATAAAGGCATTCAAACTCGAACAGCGAAAGGTCAAGACCCTATCACAGCGCGTCGCAACAAAGCACAAGCAATCGCAAACGCGATAGGTCGACGAGGCATCAAACCTACAAAATTCATACGCAACGTATGGAATCAACAACTTCTAGACGGCATCTCGACAGAACTTGCTACGAAACTAGGCAACAGAATCTTCTCAGTAGACATCAAATAATTTTTCTATTTTGTTTGCATAGTGAAAAAATTGTTGTACTTTTGTGATGTATGACAAACATAGAAAAGATTCAAGAAGAACTAAAACACAAGCACTATCACGGTCTTCAAAAGACTATTCACGAGAGAACAGGTCTTTCGCTTCCTACAATTCGTAAGTACTTGAAAGGTGACGTGTATCACCCAACAGCGGTCAAAGTATTCAAGACAGCAAAAGAAATCATTGAACAAATCGAAAACTAATATGAACAAATCTGAATCAATCAAGAACATTGGACTTGCTCTGTGCAAGTTTCAAGCAACAATCGGCAAAGTGTCGAAAGAAGCAAACAACCCATTCTTCAAGTCGAAGTACGCATCACTAGCGAACATCTTAGACACTATTCAAAAACCTCTCAGCGATTGCGGTCTTGCGTTTGCGCAACTACCTGACGACGACGCGTTGACTACTATCTTAATTCACAGCGAGAGCGGTGAGTGGATTGAAGCATCGTACAAGATGCCTGTCGCAAAACAGAACGACCCTCAAGCGATGGGTTCTGCTATCACGTACGCTCGTCGCTACGCTCTAGGTGCAATCTTAGGACTCAACATCGACGACGATGACGACGGTGAGAAAGCAATGGGTCGCGCACCACAAAAAGAAACGCTCACTCCTAAACACGCTAATTGGGCAAAAGCAGTAGAACACATCACTCGTGGTGGTAAAATTAGCGACATCACAAACAAGTATCACTTGAACGAAGTAGACTACAAATTGTTGTCGACTGCAAAATGAATGTTTGAGAATGGTTACGACTACGCAAAGTGAAGAGCAATGGCAAGAATTGCGTCGCTCTAGATTTACTGCTTCACAGATTCACAAGTTGATGGGTACTCCGAGAAACAAATCGGAGTACTTGAGTGAGACTGCAAAGACATTCGTCTATGAAAAAGGCGCAGAGATACTGACAGGCATAAGACCTGAAATCTATGGTCGCGCTCTCGAATGGGGAAAAGAACACGAACGTCAAGCGTATGAAGCGTTTGACCCTTTCAACACACTAGCAACGTACTACGGAGGTGAGACATTCGTCTTCGTAGAATATGGCGACTTTGGTGGTTATTCACCTGACGCGCTAGGTGACGACTTCATCGTTGAGTTCAAGTGTCCTTTCAATAGCGGGATTCATCTACGCAACTTCTCTATTAAGACAAACGAAGACTTGAAGAGTTTGCATCCTGACTACTATTGGCAAGTTCAAATGGGTATGATAGCGACAGCGTGTGAGAATGCGTTCTTTGTTTCTTATGACCCTAGATTCGTTGACTCACATCGTACGCACATAGTACAAATCACGCTTGACGACGTAAAAGACTTGATTGACGAGAAGTTATACTACGCAGGTCATCTACTTCAAAGTGTCATAGAATTGTCATAAAGCAAAATAAATAGAAAAAAAGTTTGCAAAGTACTTGCATATATGTTTTCTAGATGTATCTTTGCTATATCAAATGAAACAAACTATGAAAAACTACAACAACTTAAACGAAAACGAAATCTCTATTTTGAACTCAATCGTCAAAGCATCTGATAAGTCAACAGGTGGCGACTTCACATATTTCGATGAAGTAATGGAGTTTGTAACAAATTTCACAGAGCAACAAGTAAAAGGATATTTGTCTCAGTTGAAACAAAAAGACTACGTAAGAGTAAGCGACGATAAGTTTTGTCAAATTTATCCCGGCAAGTTTGTTGATTTTTTAACTGAATACGAATTCTAATAGATACAAAATGGGGGTGTAACAGCCCCCTCTATTTACAAGACTATGGCACTAGACATCATATACCCAATTTTATTGACTCCTATCACTATTGCGGTGATGTACGCGAGTCACGTGTTGACAAAGAAGTCGAAGAAAGAAATTCAAGAAGCGACTCCTTATCAGTTTGAAAGAGACGAAATGATTGAAGGCTTCAACGAAGCAATTCAACATCAGCGTCAAGAGTTGTATCGTATGTATAAAGGAAACGCAAAATGACAAGAATCGTACAAGCAGTCGTAAACAATGAACTAGAGTTTCGTGTCTACGAGAATCAAGAAGTAGTTGCTCGTTTTACTAAACAGCATCACGCTCAACAATTTGTCAATCGTCTAAACAAAACAGCGTACGTGTTAGTCAACGAAGACAACGACATCATTTGCGCGTTTGATAGCGAACCGACAATCGAAGAAGTAAAAGACCAACTAGAAGCATCGTATTCAATGGACTTGAGTTTGAGCAACTTTACAAATGGCTCATTCTACTCACACTACGAAGTCTATGGTGACAACTTTCACGAAATTATCACAATCTTCAAAACACAACTACTATGACACAATTTCAATTTTGCGTATGGCTAGGATTCATTGTACTCTCTTTTGTTCTAGGCTTCTATTGTGGTAAATATGACGAACAGGATTGAGCAGTTCGAGCGAATGTATATGGACATCGCTCACATAGTTTCTCAACTATCTAGGTGCAATCGTAAAAAAGTTGGCGCAATCATAGTTAAAGACGGAAACATTGTCTCATTTGGCTACAATGGTACACCTACAGGATTTTGCAACGAGTGTGAAGAGAACGATGTCACAAAAGATGAAGTGATTCACGCTGAGATGAATGCAATCTTGAAAGCGGGTACAAAGACGCAAGGTGCAACGATGTACGTCACGATGTCGCCTTGTATTGAGTGCGCTAAAATAATCAAACAGAGTGGCTTAAAATGCGTCGTATACGATGAATTGTATCGCGACACTAAAGCACTTCAAAAATTGAAAATCAATTACAGACAAATATGAAAAAAGAATCTCAAATCAAAAAGGTAAAAAGTCACTTGTTGAGTGGTAAATCTATCACACCAATTGACGCGCTCAATTTGTATGGCTCGTTTAGACTCGCCGCGCTGATTCACGTACTACGTCACAAAGAAGGACTAGACATCGTGTGCGATGAGACAGAAGGATTCGGCAGATACTCAATTGAAACGAAAAAATAGTTTTGCTATTTACTAGAAATTGGCTACATTTGTAGCGTTGGTTAGCAAATGCGGGTTTGCTGAAAATCAAAAGACCGTACCCTCGTGGTAGAGTTGTTCCCGCAGACACTCTACTATGGGGGTTTTTTTATGCAAAAAAGAAATGAGCAAAGACCCTGCTGTGTTATTTTACACAAGTGATTTTTTAACAGGTACAACCTTAATGACAAACGAGCAAGTCGGTAAGTATATACGACTTCTCTGTATTCAACATCAAAAAGGCGTACTAAGCGAGAAAGATATGTTGAAGATATGTGAAACATATGATGAAGACATCTTTGACAAATTCGAAAAAACAGAAGAAGGATACTTCAATAAACGAATGAGAGAAGAGTTCGAGAAGAGAAAGAAGTATAGTGAATCAAGAGCGAATAATCGTAAGAAGAAAGAAGATATGAATAACATATGTAAAACATATGATGAACATATGGAAAATGAAAATGAAAATGAAGATGTAAATAATAAAAAGACTACACGTTTTACTAAACCAACTCTAGACGAGTTGAGAGATTATATGGATTCAATAGGAATGAATGACGTATCAAACAAGTTTTTCGACTTCTATGAATCAAAGGGTTGGATGATAGGCAAAAACAAGATGAAAGATTGGAAGTCAG